TAAAAAGTTCTAGGGGCGCAGGAAACTTAATGACAGGACTAGGTAGAGCATGAGCTGGAAAAAACATTTTACACCTGTACAAACAGGCGACAACCCAAATGGAAGTTATAGTCCAATAAGCGGTTCGGCATCTGCCGGTCGTCCAGGACCTGCACGTTCTAACTATTCAAGTTACTTGCCTGATGTGTATGTAGGTTCGCCAAACAGAGTTGAACGCTACGGACAATATAACACAATGGACCAAGACAGTGAAGTAAATGCTGCTCTTGATATTCTTGCTGAATTTTGCACACAAAAGAATAAACAAAACGGAACCAACTTTAAATTTGCATTTAATAAAAGTGCAACAAATAATGAAATTAATATTTTAGGCCAATATTTAAAACAATGGTGTAAAATAAATAATTTTGAAACAAGAATGTTTAGAACATTCCGTAATATATTTAAATTCGGCGATGCAATATTTTTAAGAGACCCGGAAACAAAAAAATTGTTTCATGTTGATCCTGCAAAGCTAACACGTATTATTGTTAATGAAAGCGAAGGCAAAATACCAGAGCAATATATCATCAAAGATATAAACTTTAACTTTACTGAAATGGTTGCTACTACTCCGCATATTACTAACGGTAACATGGGCACGCCTGGAGCAAATTATCAAACTGGCGGCGCTCGCGGAATGACCGGCGGCGTTGCTGGCCAAAGTGGTTCGCGATTTAACGTTCAAGACGGAGAAGTTGCAATTGATGCAGATCATGTAGTTCATTTAAGTCTAAGTGAAGGTTTAGATAATAACTATCCGTTTGGTAATAGTTTACTAGAAACAATATTTAAGGTATTCAAACAAAAAGAATTACTCGAAGATGCTATTATCATTTATCGTGTACAACGTGCTCCAGAGCGCAGAGTATTCTACGTTGATGTGGGTAACATGCCATCACACCTTGCGATGCAATTTGTTGAGCGTGTTAAAACGGAAATACATCAAAGACGTATCCCATCGTCAACAGGAGGCGGAACTAATGTCATAGACAGTTCATACAATCCCTTGTCAATCAACGAAGATTACTTCTTTCCACAAACTGCTGAAGGACGTGGATCAAAAGTTGAAACATTACCAGGCGGTACTAACCTTGGAGAAATTGATGACCTTAGATATTTTACTAATAAGCTCGTACGCGGTTTACGAATACCTTCCAGCTATTTGCCTACGGGTGCTGATGATGGAGCAAGTTCATTCCAAGATGGAAGAGTCGGTACTGCTTACATACAAGAACTAAGATTTAATACGTACTGTGAACGTTTACAAGGTTTAATTGTAGAAGATTTTAATCAAGAGTTTAAACGTTACTTGTTAGAAAAAGGTGTAAACATTGATACAGCAATGTTTGATTTAGAATTTGAAACACCACAAAACTTTGCAAGTTATCGACAAGCAGAACTTGATAATGCTCGTGTTCCGACATATACACAGATGAGTGCTATTCCTTATATTTCTAATCGCTTTGCAATGAAACGTTTCTTAGGCATGAGCGAAGAAGAAATTGCAGAAAACGAACGTTTGTGGAAAGAGGAAAATGACGAAGAACTTAATAATGGCGGCGAAGACGCAAGTGCAGAAATGCGCAGCGCTGGTATTAGTAGTGCAGGCATCAGTGCAGACATTGATGGCGCCGAAGATATTTTACCCGATGACAGCGAACCTGAAATAGGTGGTGATACAGCTCCACCAGAAACAGTAACAACTGCAGAACCTGGCGGAGCTGCTCCTGCAGCATCTACAGCACAAACGATATAAATACAATATGATATTACGAGAACTATTTTATTTTGATAAAGAAACAATTGAGTCTACTGAAGATGATCGATATGATCCTCAGTATGACGATAGTGTTGTTAAGATGAAAGACAGTCGCAAAACACGTCTTACTCTACGCCAAATTAACCGCGCAAGGAAAGCTAGTGAGCTACATACAACTGAGAAGGCTACCGAGTTAGACTTTGTTAGACAGATGTATGGAATAGCAGCACAAGCAGCCGCTGCCGGGGTATAATGGCAAAAATAGATAAAACTCAATATACAAAAGAAGAATGGCATAAAATAAGAGATCAACGCCGCCTTGAAAAACTTAAAGAAGAAATCAAGATCGACGTTATATCTCCTAAAAAAATTAATAATCCTACAACTACTAACACAGCATTTGTATTAGGTAATGGTACAAGCAGAAGTACCATTGATGTTAATCAAATATCGTTGTATGGTAAAACATATGGGTGTAATGCACTTTATAGATCATTCTCACCAGATTACTTAATTGCTGTTGATGTTAAAATGGTTTTAGAAATAAATAAATCTGGTTATCAACACAAAAATATAGTTTGGACAAATCCTAATAAGACTTACCAAAAAATGTCAAATTTAAATTACTTTCAGCCAAGCAAAGGTTGGAGTAGTGGACCAACAGCATTATGGTTAGCTAGTCAACATAATTACGAAAAAATATTTATATTAGGATTTGACTATAAAGGATTAGATTCTGGAAACCGACTTAATAATATATATGCTGACACAGTAAATTACAAAAAATCAACAGACGGCGCTACATTTTTTGGAAACTGGTTAAGGCAAACAGCAAGTGTAATTAAAGAACATCCTAAAATTATGTATTATAGAGTTATATCGCCAGATAATTATTGTCCAGAAGAACTAAATAGATTTAGTAACGTAAAAGACATTTATATTGAAGATTTTAAAAAAATGTTCAATATTTCCTAACATTAATTCTAAATGGCTCGTTTTGAGCCTATTATCATCCCATATTCTTAATAAATAGTAAATACACTTGACAGCCTTACCATAGGTACAACATTTATTAGGAGAAAAAATAATGGCAGATTTAAACAAATTTGAACAGATGCTTGAAAAACTTGTCAACGAAGACAAGGCAGGCGCTGAAGAACTATTCCACGAGATTGTAGTAGAGAAATCACGTGACATTTACGAAGGTTTATTAGAAGCAGAACTAGAGGACGACGAAGTTGACGAAGCAACTGATGAAGAAGTTGATGAGTCAGATGATGAGCTAGACGAAACTGATGACGAAGAAGTTGATGAGTCAGATGATGAGCTAGACGAAGACTTTAACTTAGACGAGTTTGAAGTTGAAGCAGATCCAATGGACGCTATGATGAGCGACATGGAAGTAGACGGCGGCGACGAAGCACCAGCTATGGATATGGGCGACGAAGAAGGTGAAGGCGATGTTGAAGATCGTGTTGAAGACCTAGAAGACGCTCTAGAAGAATTAAAAGCAGAATTTGAAGCTATGATGGGTGACAACGACGATGGCGAAGAAGCTAACGACGATGCAGACGACATGGACATGGATGCAGACGACGATGGCGAAGAAGCTGAAGAAGAAGCAATGGCTTTTGAAACAGCAGACGAAGAAGTTGAAGAAACAGCAGACGAAGAAGTTGAAGAAACTAAAAAGTCAGCAGGCGAAACAATGCGTGAATACGTAGAAAAAGTAAATGCAACAATGGGCGACAACGGTGCAAATACTAAAAGTGCAACAGCTACTCCAAACCACATAGGTGACGGAACTGCTGCAAACTTAGCACAAGGTGCAGATGAAAAAGGCGGCAAAGCTGATTCAGCTAAAGATATGTCAACTGGCAACGTAAATGTTCCAGGCGGCAAAGCAGCAAAATCAAATACACCAAATGCTAAAGGCCATGGTGCTGAGAAAAAAGGCGCAGGCGAAACTGCTGATAATAAAAAATCTACTATCGGCAAATAAGAGTAAGGAAATCTGAATGTTAAACTTACGAGAACACCTAAGTTTCGACCAAGCGAAAATTGTCGTTGAGTCTGCTAACGAAGGAAAAGACTTGTACATGAAGGGTATTTGTATACAAGGCGGAGTACGCAACGCTAATCAGCGTGTGTATCCTGTAAATGAAATTGGCAGGGCTGTCAAAACTCTCAGCGAACAAATCGAGGGTGGATACAGTGTACTCGGAGAAGTTGATCATCCAGAAGGACTTAATATTAACCTAGATCGCGTAAGCCATATGATCAGCGAATGCTGGATGGATGGCCCAAACGGTTATGGTAAATTAAAAATACTACCAACTCCAATGGGAAACCTAGTTCGCACCATGCTTGAAAGTGGTGTGAAACTAGGGGTTTCATCAAGGGGATCTGGTAATGTTAGTGAAGACGGTAGCGGCAACGTTAGCGACTTTGAAATTATAACAGTGGACGTTGTGGCACAACCTAGCGCCCCTGGAGCATATCCTACACCAATCTATGAGCATCTTATGAATGCTCGTGGAGGAATGAAGGCATATGAATTAGCACAGGCAACAAGGCAAGACCCAAAGGCACAAAAATATCTAAAAGAATCTCTGATTAATATAATCAGTAGACTCCAATAAAAGGAGAACATAATATGTTGGACGCACTAAAAACACTTTTTGAAAACGATGCAGTTTCTGAAGAAGTACGTGCAGATATCGAAGGCGCATGGAATGCAAAGATTCAGGAAAACAAAATGCAGGCAACTGCTGAGTTACGTGAAGAATTTGCAAAGAAATACGAGCATGATAAATCAACTATGGTTGAAGCTATTGATGCTATGATTTCAGAGCGCCTTGCAGAGGAAATTGCTGAGTTTGCAGATGATCGCAAACAGCTAGCTGAAGCAAAAGCAAAGTACGGAGTAGCAATGCGTGAAAATGCAGATCTACTAAAACGCTTTGTGGCTGAGTCATTAGTAAAGGAAGTTTCTGAATTGCATGAAGATCAAAAAGCAATTGCTAGCAAGTTTAGTATGCTCGAGAGTTTCATCGTTGATGCACTTGCAAACGAAATTGCAGAGTTCCACGAAGACAAAAAAGATTTAGCTGAAACTAAGGTAAAACTTATTAAAGAAGCTAAAAATAAATTTGCAGAAGTTAAAACTAACTTTATTGCAAAAGGTGCATCGAAAGTATCTGCTATTGTTGAATCAACTCTTAAAAGAGAAATAACTCAACTAAAAGAAGATATCGAAGAAGCACGTAGAAACGATTTTGGTCGTAAGTTATTTGAAGCATTTTCTTCAGAGTACGCAACAAGCCATCTGAATGAAAATTCAGAAACTGCAAAATTAATGCAAGTTGTTGCTACGAAAGACAAACAATTAGTAGAAGCAAAGACTTTTGCACTAAAAGCAAAAACACTAGCAGAAACTAAAGACCAAGAAATAAAGCGTATAACAGCAATTGCTGAACGCAAAAACAGACTTAATAATTTAATGGAGCCGTTGAATAAAAGGCAAAGAGAAATTATGACAGATTTACTGGAATCAGTACAAACCAATAGACTTCAAACATCTTTTGATAAGTACCTCCCATCAGTAATTGATGGAAATACTCCGGCAAAGAAGGCAGTCTTATCAGAGGCAAAAGAAATTACAGGCAATAGAGACAACACTACAACAAAAACAAACACTAGTTCAATGCAAGATGATAATGTCGTTGACATTCGTCGTTTAGCTGGTTTAAATTAAGGAGAAAACTATGTCGGAACTACTAGAAAGCCGCTGGTCTGATACAAAAAATGCACTACTTGAGGGCCTTACTGGCACTAAGAAAGCTGTTATGGCAACTACTTTGGAAAATACACGTAAGTATTTGTCAGAGAGTGCAACAGCAGGTGCAACGTCAGCAGGCAATGTCGCAACACTTAACCGTGTTATTTTACCAGTCATTAGACGTGTAATGCCAACCGTTATTGCTAACGAGTTAGTTGGTGTTCAGCCTATGACAGGCCCTGTGGGACAAATCCACACACTACGTGTACGTTATGCGGACACATTTAACGCTGGTGCAAGTGGTGCAACAGCTGGTGAAGAAGCACTATCACCATTTAAGATTGCTGAATCATATTCAGGTAGCTCAACTACTAATAGAGCAGATAACACTGCTGCACTTGAAGGTGAGTCTGGTAACAGATTAAGCATTCAAATCTTGAAGCAAACAGTAGAAGCAAAATCACGCAAGCTATCAGCTCGCTGGACTTTTGAATCTGCACAAGATGCACAGTCAATGCACGGTATTGATGTTGAAGCAGAAATCATGGCAGCTCTTGCACAAGAGATTACTGCTGAGATTGACCAAGAAGTATTAGCAAGTCTAACTTCTCTTGCAGGTACAGCTGGTTCAACATACAACCAAGCTGCTGTAAGTGGTACTGCTACATTCGTAGGTGACGAGCATGCTGCTTTAGCTGTTCTAATCAATCGTGAGTCAAACAAAATCGCACAGCGTACACGCAGAGGCGCAGGTAACTGGGCAGTGGTATCACCATTCGCACTAACTATCCTACAGTCTGCAACTACAAGTGCATTTGCACGTACAACAGAAGGTACGTTTGAAGCACCAACTAACACTAAAATGGTTGGTACATTAAACAATGCAATGAAAGTGTATGTTAACACATATGCTGCTGATGCATCAGACGTTCTAATCGGCTACAAAGGTTCAAGCGAATCAGATGCAGCGGCATTCTATTGCCCATACATCCCGCTAATGAGCTCAGGCGTTGTACTAGATCCAGCATCATTCGAACCAGTCGTATCAT